GTGGAAAACTTCACATACATATATATTCATTGCGGCAATAACGATACTCACACTGACGGCTGTTTGTTGGTTGGTTTGAAAAGACACCCTCAAGCAATCGGTCAATCTCGAAAAGCATATAAAAAAATATACCCAAAAATTATGAAAGCAATACAAAACAAAGAAGATGTTTATATAACGATAAGCGATAGCGAATGATGCAAGAAGCATTTGCCGCCATGCTAGGCGATAAAATTAGCACGATCCCTTGGTACGCATACACAGCTTTGACAGTTGCACCTTTTTTTGTTGGGTGTTTATTGGCGATAGCGTTAAGCATATATCGACTAAGAATAAATAAAAAATCTGGCGGAGAACCTTACAGCGTTAAAAGCAATTACCATTTTTCATTTTTGGTAGGATTTGCTTGTGGGTGTTTTACGCAATACTCGTTGCAAGAGGTAGGGGAGCACCTTCTCTCAATACGACCACTAACGCTCAAGGCCACTGTTGTGACAGGGATCTTCGTTTCTATATTTAATCAAATGATCTTAGATTTGCTTCGCGGCTTTTCACTAAGAAAAGAATGGACGGGCCTATATTCGTTCCTCACAGTTCAGCATGTTAAAAAAAAAGAAACAAAAATTGATGTAAGTTTTGATGATGATGGCGGCGTAACCGTTAATGAAGATGATGAGTATGGCGACAATATTGACACGGACACTACCATTATCTATCAAAAGCCTAAAAAATAATGCAATTTATTCTTATTTTTATTGTTATCAGCGCAGTGACCGCCGCTGGATACACGGCTGTCAGCAGTTATAATAACGCTATTGAAGAAGCACAGACAGCCAAAGCAAATACTGCAAGAGCATTAGACGCTAACCTTTCTTTAGAAATAGCCTTAGTTAATAAAGAACACGCTATAAAATATGAAATGGAAGAAAGACTTCGTGTTGAAAATGATTTCAAAAAATCTCGGCAAGATGTTAAAAAATTAGAAGGAATGTTCAAGAACCATGATTTCAGCAATTTATACGACAAAAAACCGGGTCTTATTCTTAAGCGTGTTAATGCTGGCACTCTCCGGGTGTTCGGCGATTATGCCAGCGCTATCAATGATCAAATCATCCCCAGTAAAAACAAAGATTCAGTGCCAACAGCCACCAAGGATTGATAACTTTATGCCATTAATGGTTATTTTCCATGAGGCATGGACGATCAATAAAGTTCATGTTTTTGGTTTAACCCCAACCGATTATGAGAATTTATCAGTGAATGTTGCAGCAGCGCATAAAGCATTAGTGCAAAGAAGATCGCAGATACTTTACTATAAAAACTGTATTAATAAGTTTAACGAATGACAGAGTAAAAGATAAGTCTCCTCGCGGAGAATAGCGGGAGCATTGCACTCCCGCCAACCGAATCAATTTAGCTCTACCTTCTTTTATATTGAATCGTTTCAATATGTACTGTTCCTTCAACATCAGGGCCTTGGTCGTCAAAGGCATAATCCGCTTCTTCTGCGAGTGGCACTTTCCAGACATTAAAACTCTTTGCTATAAATCCTCTTTCTTTAAAAATACTATTGTCCTCACGTTTACGAATAGCTAAACATTTTGATAATGATTCATCACAATTCCAGCCTAGCCTAGATTGGGCAAAGAAATGATATTCTTTTTCTTCAGTTTTAGGCTGCTCACTCAAGGGCGCATCCCAATCTAATAAATCTTCGGGTATCTTACTCATAATTTATTTCTCTCTTTATTGTTTGAGAGTACATTGTAGCAAACGCACTTTTGAAAAATCGCTGAAACGTCCATTTTTAAAGGCTTTTAGACCGAGCCTAGTACGTCTTAGCCCGTTAAAAATAAATTTGACATAGAAAACATGCGGGTCTTAGCGCATCAAAAGTAAATTATAGACCGCTAAGAGTTAAGCAGGGCGTAGGCTAAAAATAATTTTATTAGCAATATGTAATTATTCGTCGATGTAATAATAAGTTGTAATTTTTACGTGTTTATAATTTTCGTAAACATTGAACTTGCTAGTGTTAATTTCTTTAACAGTTGTTTTTTTCTTTACAATTTTATTTAAAATCCTAGAGGCTTGTGTTTTTGAAATGTTTTTTTTGTAGGCATATTCTTTGACAGTAGTTTTAAGCATGAGTTTTTTATTTTAATTATAAAAAAAGGCGCTAATATTATAGCGCCCGTGTTATCTTAAAAAAGTTATTTAAAAAGGTATGTCTGAATCCACAAAAGGGTCTTTCGCGGTAGGCTCTGCTTTAGCATCTGGCTTCCACGTATTCAATTCGCAATAATATTTATCACCAGACTTGCTTTTTTTAATATCAATATTAAGCCAGTCTTCTTCAAAACCTCTCAAGAAATTGCCTAATTCTTTCCTTTTAATACTGATAGAACCAGCAATCCAATCTGGTGTGCCTTCTTTTGGGGGTTTATAAAATAGGCCATCTATGAATATTTTCTCTTTAGTTACGCTCATCAATTATTACTCCTGCTTTTTTAGTTGGTAAAATGGGTATCCCTTTTCTTTTTGGTTCAACATCATCTTTTAAATATTGATTAAAATCTAACATCAAAGGCAATACAGCTTGCCAATACTCGTCGCTGTATTTAATTTCAAACACTTTTAATTTTTTTGGCGTCCAGTAGCACAAATGAGCTATAAGCCGGTTAGTTATTTTCATACCAACTTGAACCTGTGCCATATAGTGCGGTGGCACTTCTTCAGGTATCCGCAAACTAAAAGGACATTTTGCTTCAAAATAAATGTCACCCACATACCCGTCGGGTGTAATTCCAAGCCAGTCTTCGTACATAATAAACTCTTGTGCATCTAAAGACTTCTGAACTATTGTGTCTGTCTTTATCTCATACGCTAGGACCGCTGAAGACTCCATTGCAGAACCGTACTCTGTAGCTTCATTACCTTCAAATATCTTCCTCCCAGTAATTAATCGCCAAGTTTCTTGACGACTCGCATATGGCGAAACACCTATTGCCCCGCCAACTTGCGAACCTGTCAAGATGCCTTTCCTACGAGGATCTAATGCGATCAATTTTCTGCTTCCATGAAAAGTTCTGGTTTTAATAATCTTAATTGAAGTTCTCTTTTTTCGGGGATTAAGCCGTCTGGCCAAAGGTAGATTGCTTCTCGCGAGGTTTCAAAAAACTCACTGATTGACGCAACATCTCCGCAAAAAAATTGCAGCAATCTTTTTTTAGTAACAATTCTTTTAATTTTTTTCATCAGCTTTCTCAATGATTGATTTAAATGTGGCCTGTATCTCAGGATTAATGCTTTTCTTTTGGCTTTTATTCAACGATTTCCAAGCGGCAAGATAAGAGTCGTAGCCACCATTAGCAGCTTCAGTCAGTAGCTCAATAATCTTAGGATCAGCTTTAGGCGGGCTAGATGTAGCGGCATTGCCGTCATCGTCCGATTCTGCTGGCGCTTGGCAAAAAATGGCTAAAAGTGATACCCTACGCCCGTAAGTGCTGGCCGAAATTACGCCTTGTGCGGTATTTTTATCGACTGGGATAGGACAAGGTAACAATTCAAAAACATCGCCAGAAACGTGAATTAAGGTGGTTTTAACGGCTATTCCTGTAGGAGTCTCAATTATTTCTTGAAGCGGAGTCAAATTATTGGCATGGCATGCCGGTAGAATATTGCTCAGAACGGCCTGCAGTGATGCGTAGCCTGACTTGAAGTGCGGATTTGTTCGATCTTTAGTGACCAATCCGTTTAGCGATAAACATGTCTTAACGTAAGCCAAAATCGCTCGATTTGCTTTTTGTCCTGCCTGTTGCTGCTGCTGCTCTAATTCTTCTTGATGATGCCAGTCGCTTGAATCTATTCTTATTTGATCTTTGTTCATATTCTTTCTCCGTAGTCGAAATCAAGACTATAATCATTAGCTTCATGAGCGCGTTCACGCGCATCTTGCATAACATATTCTTCATAATACTGCTCTACAAGCTCATAATATTCATTCAAAAATGTGTTTCGAAAAGTATCTAAAGTTATGGCTTGGTTTTCATTTAATTTAGCCAAAAGTTGTACGGCATATTCAAAATCAAGACAGTCATAAAACCAACCGCTATCTTTTGTAGCATCAACCTTATAATGAACCCAAAGTGTAGCTATTTTTGACTGATCTGCTTTTTCTAAATCTGAAAAATGCGTGGGTGAATGTTCGTCAATTTCTTGCGATAATTTGTATTTTGCAGTTTCATGATATTTATTCATTTTATTCTCCTTGTTAAAATCAAAGTTACCTTATCACATAATTGATCGTAAAACAAAGAAAACTTAGTCGTATATTCGACCTAAAAACCACGCCTTGCCGCAACGCAACAAATTATAAAAAGTAGGGCGTTTTATTCTTAACACAATAAAAGTTTCTTCCATATTTTCTGGGAAATAAAAAAGACCAGTTCGTTTGCTAAAATACATTTTTTTGTGCGATATTTTGCAAACGTCCAACACTTTTAATTTTAATGGTATTGAGTAAGCGGCATATAATATGCGTCTATATTCAATTGGCATTTTTTCTATTGCCGAATCTATTAAAATCTCACGTTCATAAGCTGGATCAACTGCACTACTTGTGCCAAATTCAGATTGTTCAGCGGATTGACTTGGATAACTTAAATGATCGAAATCTGAGCTTTTTCGAAAAACAGCCCACGCTTCCAGATCAGTTTTCATTATTTGAGATTTTAGTTCGTCAGAAGTCTTCATATCTTTTCTTGCGTGATTTCAATTGTTTTAAACTCACCGTTGATTTTATCCATTCATCAATTCTCCAAACGTATATATGTGGCGGGCGCGATTTATAGTATTGCTCATGGTGATAATAATCATAATCATTAGGAATTTTCATTTTTTAGGCCTACAGCTACTAATGCTTCTTCTAAAGAATGGACGACCGTAACTGGATAACGTTTGTGAAAAGCTATTTGCCACTCGTTAATTTTGCCTCTCGTATTTGGATTTTTAATTTCCAGTAAAAATAATCTACCAGCCAAAGCAACCAATAAATCAGGCATACCACCACAACCAGTAATCGGTTCGGTTTCGCATCCTGCACGACGTAACCCATATATTATCTCCCTTTGATTGTGATCGGTTCTTTTGGCATACTGCCGGTGCTTCATATTGCATACCAAGTAACGCACAGTGTGCCACGGACTGAACATTTTACTGGGTCGCCTTGTTTAGCATGGCCTTTATTTTTTAAGTCGGCTAAACGCCTAGTAAAAATACCCTCAGATTTATACGGGTGTATTTCCGTATAATGTCTTGAAAGTTCTGCTGATGTTGAGCCGGGATATTTCTGCAAAATTTTCAAGACCATTTGTGCGTGTGTTTCTCTTTTGCCCGATTTGGTAATATTAGCCTCGGCCATATGCGAGGTTTCAGGGTCAATATTTTTAGATGCTTTTGGAGGCGGGTTCAATACTGGTGCATCACCAAACAAATCTCTTTCTACCATCATTTCATTTCTCCTCAGATTGTTGTTGTATCCGCTCCGCTTGTGTTCTTGCTATCCATTCCCATTGGTGTTGCCACAATTCTGGTTCTTGGTGTATTTTAAAATGATCCTCAACACAAAGCGGTAAAGTATAATTATCGGGTGCTTTAGTTCCCATGCCACCCATGCCACCTACGCCAATCAAATGATGCGCCACAACATCTTGGTCAGTGCCGCATATTGAACATGGCAAAGTCCTGACAAAAGCCAAATACTTTTTTGACCTAAATGATTTCTGTTTAATCATGCCGTTTATCGCCCTCCGGAAATGGTACTGAAATATTAAATTGATTAACTAACCATCGATTCATGACGTCGTAAATATTACTAACTTCTGTGGTTTCAAGTTGTGTTGTCGAAACCTTACCCAGCATCGCAAATTCTATTTTTTTAAAAATCAATTCCTTAACCATATATTGAGTCCAAGGTATCTCAACAGCTTTCTTAGAAAGAACCTCGACCATATCAAGCCCTTTTGTATTGCAGGCTTCGGCGACTGCATGACAATAGACTTCAATGGCTTTTTGCTGCTGTTGTGTCCGTGTCATTAGATATCTCCCATTATATTGTAACAACCACTGGTAATTGCTTTTTGGATAACACCGGCTTCGTCATTTTCATTTATATCGACGACTATTTCATTGATTATTGAATTGCATTTTTCTTTTGACCTAAAATATCCAATTGTAAAATCCTGCAAAGGCAAATGGATATAAATAACTATTATTATTGCTTCATACATAGCCAAACATCCCGGTTAAAATTTGTTTGCCCGGAATCATTTGATCGATTGATTTTTGTACAATTTTTTCTTTGCGAGTATTTTCTTTTTGTTTAGCGCGTACTTTATTTACATATTGTAATTTAAGCTGTCGGCGGCACTGCAAACAATAATCACTTTTTGCACTAAAAAATTTACCGCACCGACATTTAATTTTTTTCATAATTTATTAGACTTTTAAATTTGAGATCATTAACTGCTGTTGCCATTTTATGTTTTTTCCAGCCAACAATTTTTTCACATTTAATTAAAGACTCGACACTAATATTGTCTGCGCCTTGACCAACATTAACAATAACTTGACTGTTCATCGGTACACACATATCAGTCATTGCTTGCTCAAGTTCTAATCTTGTCATAACTTTTTTTCGCATCCTCTTTATTTTTAAAGCTGTCTACTGGCTTTCCGTCAATAAAAAGTGAGTAACAATCTCGTTTATCGGTCCAGCATATTGTCGTGTTTTTATTGTATTTTAGACTGGCCCAATATTTGCCGCGTAATATCCATTTAACACTCATTAATCTTTTCAAGATATGCTTCATATTGTACGTCGTTCATAATCTTCAACGGTTTGATTTCAATCGTTTGTTCTTCTTTGGTTATTGCATCAGCCATCATTTTAGCAGGTGTAATTTCGCCATTTTTATATAGAACATTTTTTTTTGGCGGCAACGACGTATAAGGAGATTCATCATAAGTGCCGTTGTTTAGGGCTTGCTCGCGCGTTACTTTAAAAAGGTCCATAAATTGCGGCAATGTTGGCGGGTGTTTTTTATGAATTTGCTCCATCCTTAATAAGGCTTTTTCAATTTGATCATTCGTCTTTACTCTAATGTATTTTCCCCAAAACCTTTTAGCCTGGGCGATAGATTCTTTGCTTTTAAATTGCGACATAAAAAGATGCTGGTACAGCCCGCGCATTACGTGAAAAATCATATTTACTTTGGCAGCATCACCCTCAGACAGTGTGTCCATGTTCGACGATGCTTGCGTAGTCGTCGTCGAAAAGTTCTGCGCTTGTTTTTTTGTGAGTTGAGCGATGTGTTTCATTTAAATTCTCCAACCATTCTAATTTAATCGATTTCCAAGAATTTTCGATTGCAATTTTAATCGCATCATCCTTAGTCCAGCGACCGTGAGCTTGTATATTTTCAAGTGATTTAATAAGAGCATCGATAGCTGTTTGTGAGTTGACCGCCTTTTTACTTTTGCGAACGGCCATCCACTCCTGCCATAATTTTTCAGAAATATCTTTGGGTAGAATATTCTCTGTCGGCTTTATAATTTTTTTAGTTTCGTTTTCTGCGTCTTTATCTTTTCTTCTTTTATTAGCCATCCAGTCGGCTTGGTATCTTTTGCGTTCTTCGGCAGATCGTAATGCTCTGTATTTTCCGTGGTTGATTAACAACCAACCACCGTCAACTTCTTTTATCCGCCTGCCTTCATATTCTTGTGACCTTGAATCGATGTCTGGCCTCAAGAATGAATCGAGCGCAATCAGACATTCTTCCCGGCTAACGCCGGCTATACGGGCGAGACCCGGCACAGAGGCCCTAACCTCGCCTCGCGAATCAGCCATGGCCAGCATAGTTATCCACACAACTTTGTCCGTTAAGCTGCTTGTCCATATGGTGCTGTGAATTATTTCGGTAAACAATTTCGTGTAAGACATTAAATAAATCTCCATTTTTGATTTAATAGACATAAAGAACGTATTTATTGCCTATTTGTGTCCGACAACCATTGTAAACAACGGTTAACATTAGTCAACATAACTCTTATGAAAGGTAATAGGCAATAACTAAACATGAATTTAAAGCAGCATATATTGCAATTTCACTTATAAAACTAATGTTTTTAGTTGGTTGGTCTTTATAGTCTTGTTTGATGGCTGTTGGCTTCATTTTATATACTCCTTTTTATACACCTTTGATGCAATCAAAACTTATATCAAGATTATTTGAATTTAAATATTGGTGGACTAAATCAACGGCTTCAGGTTCATTACCGCCAATATGCCAAACGTATAAACCATATGGCACGCTGGGCATCTTCCAATCATATATAGTGGCTATTACTTCGCGCTCTGTATCATCGTCGTTCTTAACGATGAACTCAATATCCCACTCGACATTGACCTTATCTAAATTTTGTTGCGTTGGGTCTCCTAAAACTTCAACGATATCATTATAAGTTGTCAAAACATTCCCTCGAAAACTAGTCCCGCTCGTATTTACATCATTACTAATCTTAATTCCAGTTATTTCATTATTCATATCACTAGTCCTCTATTCCCATGTATTCATATTCAAATTCAAAAATAATAGGGTTGCCAGTAGTAGAATCAGCACTGTCTATTTCTACGGCCCAATTATTAGGGTATTTTTCTGGGAAAGGTCTTGAGACTTCGCCGAAAACACCCGAAACAAGATTAGCCCAAACGCCTAAGAGATTGCCGTTTTGTAGCAACCAGTTACTAACATTATTATCCTTGTGACAATCAATAAATGACAAGGCTGTCTGCTCATCCTCATCAGGTACGAGTTTTTCTAAATCGCTATCAGAAAAGCCTAACTCTTTTTGATGATCTAACCATACTGCCCCCGTTTTAATCGAGCCGGTTTCTAGGTTTGTGTAGTTTATTTCGTTTATTAATTTCATTTTTTATTCTCCTATCTTTTTATTATTGCAAAGCCGTAAAAAGAACCATCTTTCAATCTCAAATAATTAGGGTTATTATTTATCTCAATATGACTGTCAGCGTTTTTTAATGCGGCAATCTGATCTTGTGATAACGCCTCCGTATGAATTGAACATTCTATAAACTCGCCATTTTTTCCAACCTTAGAACGGACACTCAATTTTTTGCCGTCATGTTGATCTGAAAAATAACGATAATTAGATTTTATACCTAGACTTTTGACTAACTGTTTTAGCTCTCTTGATGTGTTCCACATTTTTATTTTCCTTCTATTTAATTAACTTAAGCTATTTTAACAAAGCTAACTTATATATGTCAACAAATTAATTAACAATGTCGACAATTAATGACAAATGTTGAAAATGTTGAAAATGTCGACCAAACAGAACAGAACAGAACAGAACAGAACAAAACATATATAGGTTCGTATTAGTGGAATAGGAGTTACTGGTGTAATAGTGTAACCCTCTCGCCATAAATCACTCTCAGAGTTACAAGCGAACAAAGCGTACAAAGCGTACAAAGCGCTCATTAATTAAAAAACTTGTTAATATATACCAGATGTGTATGCTCTGTGTATAATTCCTATTTTTGACAATATTTTGCCCGCTTAATTGCGGGTTTTTTTATAAACCGCAGAGTTATATATGGCACAAACAATCGACACAAGAACACGCGCCCAACACACTAGGGCTATCCGACAAGAAGAATTGCGTCAGAAATTAGCCGCGGGGGGTCATCTTGAATATGCCATTGATTTGGCTGAGAAATTATCCAATGTGCGTGATAATGTCGATCTAGATGTTCCTCGATGTAAAGCCGCTTTCGATGCAAGGATGAAAATTATCAATAAATATTTACCAGAACTTAAAGCGACAGAGCTTTCTGGTGACCAATCACAGCCACTGGTGGTTAGCCAGATGGTATTCCCAACACAGGATTAAATATGGCCTATACATCCCCAACCAACCTTGCCCGGCGTCAAAGTCTAATCAACAGCTTGCGCCAAGGTCCGTCCGGCGGATATCAAAGAGGACCGCTCGGTGCGCTTGCTCAAGGGTTGAATGCCTATACAGCGGCCAACCAAGGCAGTCAGATTAATCAAGCCGAAATTGAGAATAAAAGAATTGACTCGGCCGACATGGATACTTTTTTAAATACATTATCGCCAGAATATAAAGCCGAAGAAGCACGAGACGCTTTAACACAAAATTCATACAATACAAACAACGTGCCGGCCGCAATGCGAACTCAGCCAATGCAGCCGCCACAATATCAAGGTTCTCCAACGGTAGAGGCTTTAAGGGCTAAACTTGCAATAGATACAGCGCTTGCTCGTAGTGGGGTTGGCATGAAATACGGGAATAGCCCAGTGTATGGAGTTGATGAACAAGGCAACACACGTGCATATCAAATAAATAATCAAGGATTACCAGTAGAAGAGGTTGTGATGCCGCACGGCGTTAGACTTACAAATCCAAACACTAACCCAAACGATATGCGTGCGCAGAAAGATGCAATATACGGTGCTGAAAATGCAAACATACCAATAATAAGCAGATTAAAAAGACTTGAAAAAGCATTAGACGATACATCGGCAGCTAAATCAGAATTAGAAAATCAAGAAACATTATCACTGGCAGAAGCAGAAAGAATTAAGTCTGAAGATGCAGCAAAAGCCTATTCCGCTGCAATGGTTGATCTAGACGAATATCAGGCTTTTTTACCTAGATTGCAAGAAGTTGTAACAAAACTAAAAAGATTGGGCGAAACAGCGTCTTATACCCTTTTTGATCAAGGTGTAGATTTTTATAAAGAACAAACTAAGCAAGACCCATCTCAAGGCAGAATTGACAGAGAGGGGTATATATCAACAGTAGCTAATGAAGTTTTACCATTATTAAGAAAAACATTTGGCGCAGCTTTTACAGCAGCAGAAGGAGAATCGTTGAAGGTAACATTAGGCGATCCAGACACGTCTTCTAAAGTCAAAAACGCAGCATTAGACTCATTTATCGAGCAAAAAATTGGGCAAATAAAAACAAGGGCGATCCAAACTATGCCTATTTTTGAGGGATTGGATATTGATACGTGGATAAATATGTCGCCAGATGACAGGCGGGAATTTAATACTGATGAGTCTAATAGTTTCATGTTAAAAGGAGAGTAGATATTATGACTCCTGAGCAACTTGCAGCAACAAAAAAACAACAACGGCTACAGCAAATAGTAGATAATGCAAAAAATGGCATTGTTTCTGGCAATCAAAACAATCCTAAACAAAATTTATCGCAAAAGCAGCAAGACCTAATAGATAAAACAAATCTTAATCGGCCAAAATCAACTGAACCTGTAGAAAAACCAACGGGCGCAAAATCTTCTGATTACCCCGGATTTATACCCGGTACGTTAATGGCATTAGGACAAGGCGTAACATTTGGGTATGGTGATGAGTTAAGCGGCGCGGCTAACAAATTGTTTGGCGGTGATTATGATACAGCGGTTCAAAGTGCTAGAGATAAAAATCAAGCATTTGCCGAAGAAAATCCGGTTACTGATTTTGCAACGCAATTGGTTGGTGGAGCAAGCACAGGTATTCTTGGCGCAGGAAAAGTAGCGGCAACAAAAGCAGGAAGCGCAATAGCTAACGCACTAAGAAATGTTCCAAATTATATTAAATATACTGGCGCTGGCGCTGGTGGTGCGGGAATAGCAGGCGGAGGTTACGCAACTGATGACAAGATAGGTGGGGCAATTGAAGCTGCAAAATATGGTGCAGGTTTTGGTATAGCTGGTCCACCTATAGCTAGGTTTGGTGGGAAAATGTATGATTCATTTATAGACCCAGTAGTTGAACAATTAAGATCGCCAATGTCGCAAGCGCTAAGAAAAATAAGCGCTTATCTAGATAAAGATTCACTGACTCCGGAAGAATTTGGAGCTAATGCTCTTAGGCTTGGTGATCAATCTATGTTTGCTGACAGTGGTGGCGAAAATATTTTATCGTTAGCAGATCAACTTGTTACCAAACCCGGAACAAGCAGAAATATAGCACTCAAGAAATTAAAAGAACGGCAAACGGATCAAGGGAAAAGAGTAGGCGATGATTTAATAGATTCTTTTGATAATGATGTAAATTATTACGAAACTTTAGACAAAATTAATGTTAATTTAAAAACAAAAGCAAAACCATTTTATGATAAAGCGTACAAAGCAGATGTTTTTATGACTGAAGAACTTACAGAATTATCAAAATTGCCTTATGTAAGACGTGCAATGAAATTAGGCGTGGAAAAAGCTAAAAATGAAAAAAGTTTAAATTTGCAAGAAATATTTGTTATGAATAAAGGCAAAATTGTTGGGATGAAAAAAGACCCCGACCTGCAAACATGGGATTACATAAAACGTGGCTTAGACGACATGATAGACAGAGAAACTGACAATATAACAGGGAAAATGACGGATAAAGGACGCATAATAACAGTCTTAAAAAAGAGGTTAACTACAGAATTAGATGAAATTGTACCAGATTATAAAACCGCTAGAAAAATTTATGGTAATGAAGCGCAAAATTTAAAAGCATTAGAAAATGGCCGTAAATTTGAAAAACAAGATTTTGAGATTACAACTAAAATACTAAATGAAATGTCTAATTCTGAAAAAGAAAATTTCAGAGCAGGAGCAATGCGAGCAATACAAGACAAAATTAATAATGCCCCAGATGGTGCGGATGTTTATAAAAGGATATTTAACAGCAAAAACAAACGTAAAAAATTAAAAGCAATATTTCCAGATGATGAAACTTTTGAAAAATTTGCTAACAAAATGGAAGCAGAATCAGTTTTCTCCAAGACTAATGCTAAACTTACAGGCGGTTCTCCAACAGCGGAACGATTGAATTATGGAAATGACGGCAACCTTACAGAAAGAGCAGTAAGAGACGCAAGCCAAGGCAATGTTGTTGGATTAGCAGAAGGTTTAGTATCAAAAATAGCCAAAGATGCTCAAAAAATAGGCGAACCAACTAGACAATATATGGGTGATATTTTATTTGAACAAGATAACGCTAAACAAAAAATGTACATAGATTTATTAAGAAATATTCGCCAACCGGGAACACCAAGATTTAATAGTCCCCAAAGACTTGGCGCAGTAACAGGAGTTGGCTCACAATTTGGGGATATCACAACGCGCTAATATTTATTTTAATTGCACTCAAAATTATGAATAAAAACAATAAAAATATCTAATGGCATGGGTTGGCCCTGCTGCGTTTGACGGTGACGTTGATGGCTGGATGCCACGCGGTTATCAATCCGAGGCGTGGAATCAATGGGTAAATGAAGACTGTAAACATTTGGAGTTAATCTGGCACAGACGTTCTGGTAAAGATGAATTAACGCTTTACGGCACATGTATTAAAGCGCATCAAAGAATTGCCAATTATTGGCACATGTTACCGTTACAGAATCAAATAAGAAAAGCAGTTTGGGACGCTGTCAATCCACATACTGGCATTAGACGTATTGACGAAGCATTTCCGTTGTCTTGTCGTGAATCAACAAGAGACAATGACATGCTAATTCGTTTTAAAAACGGCTCAACATGGCAATGTTTGGGTTCTGATAACTTTCAAAACGCTATTGGCTCAAGTCCTGCTGGAATAGTTTATTCGGAATGGCCGCAATCTAATCCGTCAGTTCGAGGCTATTTACGCCCTATTTTAATAGAAAACGATGGTTGGCAATTATACATTGGCACGCCTCGCGGCAAGAATCATGGCTATAAGACCTATAAAGCGGCTAAAGAAAACCCAAAGGCCTTCGCACAGATATTAACTGCTAACGACACAAAGACATTAAGAAAAGAACAATTAGTAGAAGAATTAGACGAATACATAACAACTTACGGCGAAAATATGGGGAAAGCCCTGTATCAGCAAGAATATGATTGTTCATTTGACGCAGCAATATTAGGCGCTTTTTATCAATCTGAATTTGCTGCAATGGACAGGCAAGGCCGTATTTGCGACGTACCACACGACATTAACTATCCTGTGTCTTGCGCTATGGATATAGGACGCTCTGACGATACCGCCATTTACTTTTACCAAGTTATTGGCGGCGAAGTAAGAGTATTAGATTATTTGTCAAATAACGGCAAAGATGTGGCTTATTATTGTTCGCAAATATTAGGAATAGAACTAGAGATAGACGTTGTTGAGAACAAATTAATAGTAAGAAAAGGTCCGCCAATTGAAGGATTGAAACATCGACGGCAGTATAATTACAAAACTATTAATTTACCGCATGATGCAAAAAGCCAAACATTAGCTGCGGTTAAAACCACAATGGAACAGTTTATTGCTGTGTTTGGTTGGGGCAAGGTAGCTATTGTGCCAAAATTATCTATTGATAATGGCATTAAAATGGCGAGGCAAATGTTTCCAAGATTGTTTATTAATAAAACAATTGACACTGGCGAAACGCAAAACGGTGTTGAGCCTTTACGTCAATACAGGCGCGAGTGGGATGACACTAAAAAGATGTTTAATGACAAACCGCTTCACGATTGGTGTAGCCATGCGGCGGATGCTTTTAGATATTTAGCGGTTGCCTACACTGAATCACCTATATTAGAAAATGATGAATCACCAAAATTTGATGTACAGGGTGATTTTAAACACATGATGAAAATTGTTAAAACAAGAAGGATTGGAGAAAATACATGAGTCAAAATGCAACGACAGCGCCAGAGTTTTTATACTCTGTGCAAGATACGTCAACTGATGGGCCAACGGCAATATACGCCTCGCCTTGTTTGTTGCGCGGTGTATATGTAAACACTGCATTATCAGCGCACACTGTTATCTTTAAAGACAACACTACAGCCGTTATTACGCTACCAGCGTCATTAGCTGCCGGTACTTACGTTCCTTTAGGGGATATACGAATTGAATCATCGTTAAATATTGATCCAAACGATTCTAGCACTGGCAACCTAACAGTTGTTTATAAGCCGTTTGTATAAATGGCAGACGAATATTTAGGCGTTGCGGTTAATACGGCTACAAACACTACAACGGTTTCAGCTAAACCAGCGTTAGTTGTTGGTATTTATGTTAATACTGTATTGTCAGCACATACTGTAGTGCTTAAAGATAACACTACAGCAATTTTAACATTACCAGCATCTTTAGCGGCAGGAACAATGCTTGATATTCCAGCAACACAATTTTTAACATCATTAATAGTTGACCCTGACGACAGTAGTACAGGCAATATTACAGTTTTTTATAGAGATTTAAGAGCATGAATAATTCAGCAATTGTTAATGAGTTGCGTAAAAAAACTTCAAATAAACCGGGTTTATATGCAAACATAGCTGCAAAAAAACGTCGCATTGCGGCTGGCAGTGGTGAAAAAATGAGAAAACCGGGAACTAAAGGCGCGCCAACGGCAAATGCTTTTAAGCAAAGCGCAAAGGGGTAATAATGTTAGACCAAGAAGATATTCAGAATAAATTCTTAATACAAAATGAACGTGTTGAATCATTGGAATCAATTTTGCAAACCATGATTTTAGGGATGGGCAAACAAAACGACACTATTAGCTCATTGCAAGCGCAAATTAACAGCCTTAACGTAACACGACAAAACGCTAAAAATTCAGAAAATAAAATAGTGATACCAAATTAAATGTCAGACTATATTGAAGATAAATCAGACGTTGAAAAAGGTTCTGACGGAGTAGTTAAACGCTGGATGTTAGAAATAGCAGCCGCAGATAAAGCCGAAAAAGATTGGCGTAAAACTGCTGAAGAAGCTATTAATATCTTTCATTCTGATTCAACTAGCAGCAGTTATTCATCAAGCAATAAAGGCACGTTTAATATATTGTGGGCAAACACTGAAACAGTACGCCCAGCTTTGTATAATTCTGCACCTAAAGCAGATGTGCGCCGAAGGTATCGAGACAAAGACCCAATAGGCAAAGCAGTAAGTGAAGTGTGCGAAAGAGCAGTTAATTATACGCTAGATTGCCAAGATTTTGATTCGCCAATGATTAATGCTGTAAATGATATGTTGTTGCCGGGAAGGGCTATAACCAGAGTTAGATATGTACCATCTTTTACCCCAACTGATAAAAAAGAAGAAGAAGTAGAAGAAGTTACGGAAAATGCAGAAGGCGAAGAATTAAATACTGAAGTATTAAGAGGAAGCGAAGAAGACCAACGTGACTCTGACGACCCAGCCGAAGAATTAGTTTATGAAGAAATTAATTATCAATCAATACAATGGGATGATTTTAAACGTGGCCCGGGCAAACAATGGGAACAAGTGCCTTGGATAGCATTTAGACACAAACTTACTAAAGATGATGTTGCTGAAAAATTTCCAGATTTTGTCAACGCTGTAAGTTACGACGCTACAGTTACAGATAATGAATATAACAGCGAAGAAAACGAAGAAAAAGTACAACAAATCTTCAAAAGGTGCATAGTTTGGGAAATTTGGGATAAAGACACTAAAAAAGTAATTTTTATTGCGCCCAGTTATAAAGACAAAGCATTATCAACCGAAGACGATCCATTAGGTTTGCGTGACTTTTGGCCTATTCCAAAGCCGTTATACGCTATTGAATCATCCACAACGTTAATACCTACTACTAAATACAGTAAATACGAAACTCTAGCAAAAGAATTAGAAATAATTACTAATAGGATTAGAAATATATTAAACGGTTTACGGTTGCGTGGCATTTATGACTCACGTATTGGCGAAATGTCAAAACTATTTGAAGCATTTGACAATAATTTTATTCCTTCAGAAAATGTTGCAGCTTTAATAGAGTCAGGCGGATTGGACAAAGCAATTTGGACATTACCACTTGATATGTATTCACAAGTTATTGTTAGACTTTATGAATACCGACAAGGCTTATTAGCACAGATTTACGAAATTACGGGCATATCCGATATAATAAGAGGCGCTACTAACCCAAATGAAACTTTGGGAGCGCAGGAAATAAAAGCCAACTTTGGATCACAACGTCTGCAAAGAGAGCAGCGAGAGGTTCAACGGTATGCCCGTGACTTGATTAGAATGTCAGTTGAGTTAATAGCGGAAAAGTTCGATTTAGACACTTTACGTTTAATGACAGGGTTAAATTTCCCTACTAACGAACAAAAAATGGCAGCGCAACAGCAAATGCAAGCACAACAGATGCAAGCGCAACAAATGGCAATGATGGCTCAACAAGGTGGTCAGCCGCCACAACAGCCACC